AAAGAGAAATTATCCTTTTTCTTTCATTTCATATTTCTCATATTTAAATGTTATTTCATCTCCAAGATTTATTCCAAGATTTTTAGCTAAATAACTATCAAGCCAAACGCCTTTTTTATTTTTATCAAAAGCTTCTCCTTCTTGCACATACATTTTGCATATATTATTGCTTTCAATAAAATCTTTTAAAATCATGTTTATTCTTTATACTCCTTAGGATAAAGTCTAGCTATATCTAACTTTTCTTTATCAGAAACAAAACCTATCATTTTAATTTCAATGATGTTTGCTAATGGATAATAACAGTCATCGTTTTTCATTGTTCTAACATGGATGCCGATTTCATCGTAAGATATGATCCTGCCTGTTTGTATGTAGGCATCTTCGCCTTTGGTGTGAATAATAATCTGTACTTTAATATTGTTGAATTTACAATATTCTAAAAAATCACTTTTCATCTTTCACTCCAAAAGGTACCCAATCATCTGCGATTTTAATCTCAAAATTTTTAAACATGTAACTGGGTGTATAACTGTTTATAAAGACTAATTCATTAGTATTCGATTTCACTTCTAAATGTACAATTAAAACATGTTTAATAATGTTAGGTGTAGCTCTGTATCTAAGACATAAGTCACTACCAACAAAACAATAATGCTTTACACTATCTTCAGATAAAAGCTCATCAACTTCTTCTATTGTTCTGCAAGGTCGATACTTAACTTCTTTCTTTTTTAACTCTGTTTTCTTTACTTTGTCTAAAGGTAAAAAGAATGCAAAGTAACCTTTATTAAATACAAAACGATAAATATCAAAATTATTATCGATCAAACATAATGTACCAATATGACTTTTATTTTTGATGTAATTATCGAGTTCTTCGATGTGGTCAGCATAGTACCCCTCTTGACCTATATACTGTTTTGCTTGTTCTGTGTCGTTAGCTCCTAAAACATCTTCAATATCAAAATTCTTAAATTTCATAAATCATCACTCCACCTTTACCTTTAAAACGTTACACTTTTAATTGTCTAAACGGCAAACGTTACAATCCATTGCTCTAACGTCATTCTTTAAACTCTCTGATTAAATCTAAAACCATTGCAATTAAAGGAACAAACATCACAACCAAGCAAGCAATCAACATAGCAATTAACATTACATTTTCGCAAATTTCTGGTATATCCATTTACTTTCTCTTTACTCTTTCAATTAAAGCCTTTATTAAATCATTAAAAGCCTGTGGACTAACACAAGCAATAGAAAAAATTATCACAGGTAACAAAAACATTAACATAATAATTATCACGCAAAATTCAGCCATAACTACAACATCCTTGATAATCTTAAAAAGAAACTTATCCCCAATGTAGCACCTATTGCAAAAATAAAACCTGTTAAAAATATTGCAACAGCTTGACAAAATAAGTGCTTTATAGTCTTTTTTGTCTTACTCATTTTTTTTAATCCTTTTTAAAAAAGTTTTTAACATCGTTTAGATCATCACATTCGATGCGTACTACAATTACATCGTCACCTTTGTGGGCTTCTACTCCAAAACTTATTACTTTACAATCTAACAGCTTTGAGTTTTTGTTTACTCTGCACTTTAAAAAACCGTAGGAAGATGCAAAACCATATTCTCCAAGTTTTAGCCAAATAAACTGATCATCTAAAATATCGTTCAAAAAATCTCTTAATATCATTTTTGTTACTTTTCTCTTATCTTATTTAAATCTTTACATTCAATTATCACGCAGATACCCCAAATATCATTCTTTGGAGCTGAAAAGAAACGCACAACTTCACAATCCCATAGTCCTTTAAAATCTTTTTTTTAACCGTCTGGGGGACGGCAAAAACTCTCAAACTGAGTATCTTGAATAATGATACAAACATTCTCTTTTGAACTGCATTTATCTAAAAATTCTCTTAATATCATTTATCACTCCAAATAAATGTGTAATCTGTTATCTACTGGAACTATTCTATCTACTTCGTAATGTAGAAAATCATTTGGTATTGCTGAGAAATTACCTCTATAAAATATATCGTCACAATACCAAAGCATAACTAACTCATTGCGATATACAATTCTGCGTAAATCATCTAATATCATTTAGTAACCACTCAACTAATAATCCCTAACGTCATTGCAGTTGAAATACCAGTAGATAGACATGTGATCTAAACCTAGAATAAAGTTTCCAAAATTACTGATAATTCTTAAATGATTTAAAGCATCAGGATCGCTTCTGACGTTGTACCAAGTTTTAGATTGACTATCGAAACACTGAGCTTTGTTGTAAGCATATCTAAATAAGTACTTGTGATATTGTGAGGTGACACAATCCATAAGTTCATCAAAGCTCATTTCATTCGAAAAGCATGGAGCAGTAAATTCACAAGTTGAATGAGAAAAGAATTTTAAAGAGTTATATAGCTTTTCTGGTACGCTTTCATTTGTGATTTTTATAGTGTCACCGTCTTTGTTATCTGCGTTAAGACAACCTAAAGGTTTGCCGGGCTCTTCCATATAACCACCGTCAACAGAAAAGCTATGCAACCATTCATGAGCGTTTTCGATAAATAAGAAAGTATTTTTGTTCATCATTCGGCCTCAAATAAATCTAGCTGCTGGTCAGCACTTTTCTTTTTAGTTCTAAGTTTGTTAATAGTTACAATTAAACCGTCTGAAAGATAATAAGCATCTTTTCTTTCATCAAAAAATCCGTCTTTTGATACTACGGCAGAACTGATACAAACAACCTCACGCTCTAACCAGTCAGATAAAAGCTGTCTATCTTTTGCAAAAGGAATGTTTGACTGATAAGGCTCAAGTCCAATTTTCTTAAAATCGTAACTAACCACTCTTGCCATGCCCTCATCTGTAGATAGAACAAAATGACATGGTGAGGGCAAAATACGAGGTAAATCTTTTAATTTAATCATCATTGTTTCCTTTAAATTGTTATTTCAATACACTAAAAATATCTATACCTGCTGTCTGTACCTGTTTTAACCAAATAAAGGTTAATAGCACTCCTAAGATTGTTGATAAGGTGACAATGCCAGCAGTCAACAACCAAAAACAAAGAGCTCTAATAATCATGTGCGCCCCATTGCATACGATCGTAATCTGCTTGATAATCGCTGTCGTCTAACGATAAATCGTTATAAGTAGGCTTTCTATTGTCATCATCTTCACTATCTTCTTTATAATCAATGTGAATTGCTATATAAGGTTTGTTTTTATCAAAACCTAAATTTAGGTCGATAACTTCGCATTCACCGTAATGACGTATCAGATACCCAGACACTCCTTTGTCGTCATCAATAAAATCTTCGTTTTCGTTATAAAGACGCACCTCATCACTACGAAATGTGTTCTGTAAATCCTCTAATTGCATGTTAAGCTCCTGTACTTCCAAATCCTTTACAACCACGCTCTGAACTTTCTAGTTTTTCTGTATTCTCTGCTTTCTCAATGTCTGCTAATTTCAGAACGACTAACTGACAAATACGCTCACCTTTACGAATAGCAATAGCATTGCTACTTGTATTAAAGAATGTCGCACCAAGTTCGCCTGTATAACCACTGTCAATAACACCTGTCATGCAGATAATGCCCTTCCTTGACATTGAACTGCGACCTAAGATTAAGCCTGTGTAACCTTTTGGAATTTCAACGCAAACGCCTAACTTTTGAAAACTATTCTGTAGAGCGTGAATACCAAAATCACATGGTGCGTAAATGTCATAACCAGCATCTCTGTCATAAACTCGTGATGGCATAAATCCGTTTAACGTTTTAAATTTTAAAATCATTCTTAAGCCCCTTTATTTTTTTGCCTTACTATTTCTCTTTTTAAAATTTACAATTTCCCCCAGCGTCCCATTAGCTATTCTTTCTGTGAGTTCTTTTATAGGGATTTGTATTACTTTAAAGTAATACAAAAATTTGTTATGTGTTAAACCGTATGCTTTGCATAAATCCAAGGAGGAAGCAAAAACTTTTCCTTTGTAATCTTTTAGATTTGTATATTTTCTATTACACCTATTTTTTTAGGTCGTTTTTCATTTGGATAACAAGCAGCGATTTGATCAAACCAAAGCATCGCCATTTTGATACTTCCTTCTCTTTTCTTTATCTTGCAAAATAAAGAAACATTTTGAATTTCGATGCCATAAGCTCTCAGTAACGCTCTATAAGAAAAATATATTTTGTTGGTAAAAGGATCGGTAACTCTATGAAGACCTGCTCTATTAAGTTTTGTTCTTGAACTGTTCATTGATTCAATGAAATTTTCAGCCTTTTCTTTCTTTGGGGTTTTGTATTCGTGCTGTATAACTTCCTCTTTGATGTCATACTCTTTTTGTGCACATTCCAAAGCGTCGTCATAAGGTAGGTGATAATCAACCATGTATTCCTTAACAAGGTTCTTAATTATCATGTGTTTGTGATCTTGTAACTCTTCCAGAGTTTTGTAATAAATCATTGTTTCATGTCCTTTATTGCTGGGGCTTAAATCAGTTCTAATAAATTCTGATAAAAATGCGATTGTGCGTTATCTAAATATCTGTAAAAAACAACCGCAGGAAAACCTTTAATCTCTGCAATCTGCTTGTAACTCATACCTTTTACGTAATAATCTACAAGTAGTTCGTAGTCGTCCTTTGATATTTCTTTCAGCATTGTTACTGCTTTATCAATCAGTAGATACTGGTCGTCATCAAGTGTAAATTTTGCCTGTGAATATCCCTTTAAAGTAAAAGTAAAAACGTTCTTTCCGTAACCTAACTTTTTAAAAGCCCCTTTTTGCCAAAGGCTCCAAGCCTTTAAAATATCTGCACGTGATACATGAGAAGAAATCAAATCTTTAATTTTCATTACTTAACCTTGCACAAACGCTGTCTAAATAATTCTGATTAAGTGTTAATCCTAAATCTTGTATATCTGAAGAACTCATTAAAAAACTTAAGCAAAATGACATTCCTTTGATAACTTTCTTATTAAGAATTACTGTGTCAATAAAGCGATCGTCTTCGATTAAACACTCTGATTTTGTCCATGAATCAAACAAACCTTTTAACCTGTTATCAGCGTCACGTGTTCTGTTATCGGGAAATACCAAAGTAACGTATGCAGTAACATTGCCTGTGATAATCGGTAGCTTACCTTTGCGTAACAAATTACGGCTGGCGTTAATCCAGCGGTTGTAATTTGTGCTGTTTTTTAAAGCCCCTTTACGTTTTGAATTTGCATACATACAAGCGAAGTTTGGAGTTACTCTTGTATTTTCACTAGGAGGAATAGGTAAGAGAATTTCACGCCCCTTAACCTGTTTGCCTTGAATAGTGATTGTGCATTCTCTTTGACCGTACATATCAAGCATTTTTTAACTTTTTCGCTAATATATTTAATAAATCATCAATGCTTACAGCTACGTACTTAACAGGCTTTACTACTGTTTTGTTTTCAATTCTTTTTGTTTGAGAATTAAAACGAGGGAGACGAGGGACATATTGAATGCTTGAGTAGTATTCGTTAGCCAGCTTTACACAGCGTTTATGATCACCAATAAAACGTACACGTGGGTGTCCGTTGTCATGAAAAGCCCCATGTAAACAGCAAGCGTTTTTATCGTAATTTCTTGCGTTTACGTATGATTCAACAAAAGCCTTGCGATCGAAAACATCTGCTTTTGCAGAATGGCAGCCAAATTCAATCACTGAATTAAAACACTGTTTAAAAGCAAATACTGCACGAGGATCATCGGTGATGATGTCAGCGTAAGAATCAATATCTGCACTTAATGCGTTGTACCAATGATTAGCCTTAATTCTTAGCTGCTCATCGTTAGCACCGTAGATAATCTTAATTTGCTCTACAACGTCGGCTACTGTTGGGGCAAATTTACTGCTTCTAAGGGTCATTGCAAGCGCACGTTCGATATCCTCAATCTTAAAGTCAGCTAGTGATTGAAATACTAGTTTTAGTGTCTGATCGTTAGGTGTTTTATTGAACATTGCTTGAGTGTTGCACCAAGCGTCGATAAATCTAGGTAAATCGTCTTTAGTCATCGTTTCGTTTCCTGTACTGTTGTTTGGTTTGTGTTCTGTGTATGTTTCGTATTATAAAACACTTTCAACTTCGACTTCAACTGAATTTTTGAATTTATTTTGAGTATCATCACAATTCAGCATGTTTAATACGTTTTTTGCTCTGTCAGTAGTGCTTTGTTCTGATGAAACGTTAGAACGTTTTGAGGTTGATTTAAAAGGTGAGTTAAGCCAGTTGGAGCACCACGTATTAACTCTAGCTTTAACTGATTTCACAGGTTTACCGTTTTTATCTTTCCAGTCATTAGTAGAGTAGTACAAAAAGAAATTCTCACTTTCAATTTTTACATCTAAGTTTTTTAAGATAGGGTGATCTTGAATATGAGCTTCGACGAATAATTGAAAGTATGGTTCGACCTCTTCTTTTGTTTGAGGTAAGGTGCCCTTAATATATATACTACTTTTATATACTTTAAAGGAAGAAGAAGAAAGTGACGTATCCGTTACTTTCGGAAGTGACGTATCCGTTACTTTCGGAAGTGACGTATCCGTTACTTTCAGAGGGTCGGAAGTGACGTATCCGTTACTTTCGGAAGTGACGTATCCGTTACTTTCAGAAAGGGTAATAGTTCTAACTACTTTGTTGTTTATTAGCCTTATTTTTATTTGTATAAAATTCTCACTTTTTAAGTGCTCTAAGTGAATACTTAGTTTTCTTTTTGTTAGTCCAAACTCCTTTAAAGCTAGTTCTGACGGATAAAAAATAATGCCGTCTTCTGATTTTGTACTAAGAAATATAAGCCTTGCAAGCAGCAGCTTATCACCCATGTTTAACTTGTTATTCTTAGCAAGCTCGTTTGGTAGCTGTAGATATAAGTTGTCTGTTGCCATAAATACTCCTGTTTTAAATCAAACGTTTTACATGTGTTTCAAGTATAGAACGGCATTTATACGGTTGTCAAATGTTGAAAAGTGTTTAATCGTGTTTGAATATGTTTTATTGATTTACTATACTTAAGGTAAGTTAATTCTTTGATGAATAAAGGAGGACACTATGTCATACAGAGTAGGAAATAACATAGCTTTAAAAGTAAAGAAAAGATTAGATGAAACAAAGACAACAAAGCAAAGTTTAGCTGATCATCTTAAAATGGCACGCTCAACTTTGTGGCGATTCTTAGAGGGAAAGGGTGAAACAATTTTAAACGATGAACAAATGGAATATTTATCATCTTTCCTTAATTGTTCTATTAACGAGGTTAATCAAACTGACGAAAGAAACTCTTTTGATATTTGCGAATTTTTTGCTCCTACATTTAAGTTTGTTGTCTTAGATCGTTATGCTCCTATGATTGTTGATTGCCAGTATTTAGGAATAGACAATAAAGATAATTACAAAGCTATTCTATCGGCTTGTTCTTATGATGAAATATTGTACGGTGACAGGCTACTGGTATGTGTTGATAAGAATCAAAAACTTTTATCTGACAAATACTATTATTTAATTCTTGGCGATCAAATCTGTATTAGAAAGATAAAAATAAATCCATTCACAGGTGAAGTTTATATCAAGTCAGATCGTGGTGAGTATGATGTTACTTTTACGGCTGATGAATGGGTTAATAAGGTCGAGTATTATTTCAGAATTGTAGCTATGGAAAGATTTTTTGAATAGAAAATAAAACGCTTAACAAAACATAGCCTTAGTTTATTTTGTGAACTAGGGCTATTTTTTTTTGTCTAAAACCTGTTGCAAATGTTTTAACTGTGTTTTATTATATGAACTGTTGAATGAAACAAATGATTTACTTTAATAAACAGGTGAAACAATGAACAAATTAAAAACTTATAATAAGTGGGCAGAAGAACAAAGAAACAAAGCTCTTGAATTTTACAAAGATCCTTTTACTGGTGAAGTTGAAGACGAAAACATGATTTCGTTTTTACATAAAACTCACATCGGTGGAAGTACAAATTCTGCGATTCTTGGAGTTAATCGTTATCGTAATATCGCTGAATGTTACGAAGATATGATTAACTTTAATGAGCCTTTAGATAAATTCATATTAAAACGTGGTCATTATTTAGAGCCGTTTGTTTCTGATTGCTTTAGTGATATTACAAAGTTAAAGCATGTGAATGGTGGTGAACTTTATGACGACATTCACGATCGCCCTTGGTCAATGGCACAGGTTGATTTCTTTTTGAAAGACGGCACACCCCTTGAAATTAAAACAGCGACCTTTAATAAAAACTTTGACGGTGATTCTAAAGATTTTGGGAAAGGTTGCGAATTTAACGATAAGGGCGACCTTATCTCCGAAGATGACTTAATCCCTATTGAATACTTTATTCAGTGCCAAAAGCAGATGTACATGACAAACAAGCCTTTTATGTGGCTTTGTGTATACATCATGACTGAGGTTAAAGTTCGTATTTTTAAAATTAAGCGTGATGATAAGGTTATTCAGAAGATTATCGAAAGTGAAGATGATTTTTTATTTAATCACGTTATCCCCCAAATTCCTTACGAGAAAGAACAAGTAAAAATGCTTGAACATGTTGAAGAGGGGAACGTTGACGCTGTTTATACAGATGATGAATTTAATGACTTGTTATCTCAGTATAAAGAAAAAACTGTCTTAATCAACGACTTAAAAAAAGAACAATCAGAGCTTGGCGACAAGATTAAATCAATGATTGGTGAACATAAAGAAGTTATTGATACGCAAGGCAATGTCTTAGCAAAGTTGACCGTTTCAACAACAAATAGGTTTGACACAACTGCATTTAAAAACGCACAGCCTAATTTATACAAAGAGTATTTAACAGAAAGTAGTACAACGAGGTTATATGTTAAGTGATGAATTTATATCTGTAAAAGACGTAGCAGAAATGTATGGGTATACACGCTCAGGTTTATGGAGGCAGTTAGATTCACCGGATGCACCTAAACCATATTTTCAGAAGAACTCAAAATATTTTAATAAAGCTGAAATTATTGAGTATTTCAAAAAACGCAGAATGTTACCAGCTGAAGTGAGAAACAAATGAGTAATGAAATAACAGTGACAAATGAAGAATTAAGCATTGTAAAGCAAACACAGTCAGTGCTTAAGACATCTTACGATGACAGAGTTTTGGTAAATTTAATAGGCAATGCAATTGCATTACCAAAACAAGGTGGAGTAACAGCAAATTTTGGTGATGTTCTAAGCGTATTGCGTATCAGCTCATCGATGCACTTAGATCCTGTTTTAGGTGGTATTTACTCCTTTAAAAATAAAGACGGTTCGCTTGTTTGTGGCGTATCTCTTAAAGGTTATCGTCAAGCATTACATAGTCAACCTGACTATGCTGGCTTAGAGTTTAAATATGGTGGTGAGCTAAAAAGCAAAACCTTTAACACACGACAAGGGAAAGTAAGTATTACTTATTACGATTCAGTTACATGTTTAATTAAAAAACGTCATGGTGAACATATTGACGTTTACGAGGGCACAGCGTTTTTTGATGAAGAATTTGATATGACAAAAGCTAATACTTGGTTGCAGCGTCCAAAGAGAATGTTATGTAACAGAGCTTTGACAATCGCTGCAGCGAATGCTTATGGCTGGGGTGCTTACGATATCGAAGAGGTTAAGGAACTTGCACACGATCAAGTTCAATCTCAACCTGTTGATGTTCAGTCAAAAGTAATTGAACAGCCTAAAACAGCAATGCAAGAAAGAGCTTTAAAAAATTTAGGTGTTATCGAAAATGAAGATGATCCACTTGCAGAAGTTCAACAAAGAGTAGCTTTAGAGGTTTTTATGGAACAAATGCGTAAATGCGTAAACCGTAAAGATTTAAATAAGTTGTTTAAAACAGCAAGCGAAGATATCAAAACAAATCAAGCAGTACTTGATTTAGGCAAAGAATTAGTAAGTCAATTTGAAAAAAAACAGAATGAGGAAATTTAAAATGGAACTGAAATTTGAAGTATCACAAGAATTTATCGACGCTTATAACAAAGCAAACTCAAACTTTGCAAAATTAGCAATGGAGTTAGATACCCCAAAAGACGATCTAAAGCGTGCTTCTAAGACATTACAAAAAGCACGTGAAGCAATTATTTCTAACATTGATGAGCAGTTAGACGAGGTACTTTAAAATGCCTGTATATCAAAGTAATTATGTAAAACCAACTCATAGCGATAACAAAATGTATCACGCTAAATATTGGGAAGAATTTAAACCGTACGATAAACCTATCACTGGTGTTAAGGTTAATGCTGTTTTAATTAACTGTTCTGACAAATACATTACTTTTACAGACAAAGAAGATAAGACAAAGCAAATTTGCTGTGAAGTTACAAGATGCGTATTTTTGATTCTTAACTCTAAAACAAAAGCTCCAACTGACAAATACATTGAATATCAGATTTGGGGCAGACGTAAAGTAAAAAAAGGTAATGAGCCTTGGGGTGAATGGGGCGCTAACTCATGGGAAGTACAGCAATTCACAGCAATTTGTCATTCTCAGAAAACAGATGAGGAAATGGCCGTTGTAAATTCGTTAGACAACGGCACAAAAATTTATCCAGAGATGTGTGGTGCAATATTTGTACTGGCCGTTGCACAAAAGGGGGAATATGTAACTAAACTGTCAGTAATCCCTCAGTACAAAGTCGAGATGTTTTATCCAGACGGTAGAAGTTACGATGAAGTCGAAAGTGAAACCCCTGTTAGTGAATGCGAAGATTTAAAACTTGCAATCATGAAGTGTAAGGAAGTTTACGCAGATTATCTTGATTCAGTTGGTGGTCAAGCAGCTGCTGTCACATCACCTTATACTGCACAACCTGTGGAAGTTAAAACAGAGCCTGTGGTTGAAGCGCAAGCAGAGCCTGTTGTAGAAGATGAAGACGAAGACGACTTGCCATTCTAAGGTGATTAAGAATGAGTGATTTAACATTACAGACACTAAACGATAAGCTAGATTTAATTTTATCTTTAATCGGTGAATGTTCTAATCACTCATTTTCTATATCTGAATTTGCAAAGGAGTTAGGAATAACTCCTTATAAATTAAAAGAATTTTATAAAAAAAATAAGTTGGCAATAGCTAGCCCTTATCGCATGAATGGATACGATCCTAGATATTCAATAAAAGATTTAATTTATATGAAAATGTGGTTAAAAAGTCATGACTGAAGATTATATAAATTCTTTGAATATTATTTTGCAAATCGAAAAAACAATTCAGAGTACATTAAAAAGCCTGTCATGCAATATTCGTGATGAATTGCCAAACAATGATCCTTTGTCAAAAAGGTTAATCTCTTTATTAAACGAAAATGAAAACTATGTAAAGAAATTAGAAGATGTCTATTATCGGAGTTGTGAATGAGTAAATATATAACAATTGGTGAAGGGGCAACAATCTACAATGAAAGTTATCGTTCATTTTACGACAAAGTTAAAAAAGGTCATTCTCTTTTCTATCCGAAATTGCACCATACATGTGACGGAACAAGATTATCTTTGCAAGAATGTTTAGCTCTTCACCAAAAGAAAAAAGCTAATAGCGAAAAATACATATCATTGTCACAGGCAAGTTATATTTTGTTTGGTGAAGAATGGCGACTTGCAAGAATTTACAGAACTCTAAAGGATAATAACTGTTTGCAAAAATTCTTTTTACAGCCTATTAAGATAAATGGCTATCTTTATTTTGATAAAAAAGAATTTAACCTCTTTTATAAAGAGAAGTGCAAAAATTCACGACTAATAAAGCGAAATGATTTAAAAGAGGAACTAGGGTTTTCTACTCTAGGCAAATTCTATTGTTTTTTAACTGAATGTAATTTTAATGAAGTGCAAGCTGTTAAATTAGTCAAGGGTGGTTACAACTTTTATCCATTAGCAAACATCAACGCTTGGCTTTTAAGCATGGGTTGTAAAACAATCAGATAGTCACAAATTGGTTGCAAATCTAAAAAAAACTTTCTCAAATCCTTTATACATCATATTTGTTAAGTTCAAGAGCATCTTTATTTAATAAGATAAAGATTAAACAAAGCTGATATATAAAGGGTGTTTTTAAAATCTTTTTAAAATTTTTAAAAAGATTTTAACAAATTTGGTTGCAAATTTTGGTCGCAAAAACTATACTTTGTTTCAAAGGAACGAAACGAAAGGGCAACTATTATGCGACAGAATTTTACAGATAAGATTTTAAAAAATCTTGTTAAGAATGGCACTGAAAAAAGATGTATCTTAACTGACACTACAGGCTTAACTTTGGAGCTGTACCCCAGCGCTAAGGCTGGAACTGTTATTAAATTTATGGTTCGTGTTATGCTTAATGGCAAGCGTATATATGTACAACTTGGAACTTATCCCAGCACATCTTTAAATGATGCACGTAAAAAATATTTAGAGATAATCGCCAAAATAGAACAAGGCATTGATCCTCTTGAAGAAGAAAAAAGAAAAAAAGCCTTAACGGTCACGTTTGGTGATATTTACCAAAAATGGTATGAGTTAAAAGTAAAAGATTTAAAAGCTCTGACACAAAGAAAAAGAGAACTAGCCTTTAAAAATCATTTAAGCAAAATTGCAGATATGCCTATAAGGGCAATTACGGCTGATTTTTGTATTCAGTACGCAACCGATTTTATAAACAAAAAACAATCTGCATTAAGCAAATATTTAATTTCAACTATTAGCGCAGTATTGGATTATGCCGTATTTATCAAAGTAATTGAATATAATCCTATTGTTAATATCAAGCGCTACCTTCCTAAACACAAGCCTAGCCATTATTCATCATTCAAAGATGATTCTTTAGAAGAGGATATGATTAAATTATTTAATGATATGAGCGATTGTTCAAAAATAATTCAGTGTTTATTGTTTATGTACTTTTTTACTTTGTTACGCAACAGAGAATTAAGAACAATAAAGTATGAAAATATTTATGGTGACTATGCGATTGTTTCAACTAAAACTTGGTCGGAGTTTAAAGTTCCATTATCCACTCAAGCTCAAAGAGTAATAGCTTATTTAAAAAGGCATAAAGTAAATTCTGATGACTTTGTTTTTGAAAGTGTTAAAAATAAAAAAGGGTGTTTAAGCCCTATGATTTTAACAGCAATGCTTGATAAACACGGTTACAAAGATAAGTTAAGAATACACGGAATCAGATCGTGTGGTCGTCAGTGGTTGCAAACCTTACCAACAGCAAAAGAAACAATTATCGAATTATGCTTATCTCATGTGCAAGGTAACGCAGTTCAACAAGCATATAATCGTGGTAGTTATTACGAAGAAAGAAAAAGAATAATGCAGTTATGGTGTAACTTTGTTGAAAAATGTATTGGTCGTAACTTTGATTTTATAAATGAATAGCGTTGAAAGTCAAAAATAAGGTTATTAGTATTTAGGTATCCTCAGAAAAAAAATAGAAAATTTTTAAGGCTCTGTGTTTAACGACATAGAGCCTTTTTATTTATAAGTTGTTTTTTATGTTAAATCCCTTAGATAGTGAGCATATATTTTTTATATTGGGTGTGATTGCGTCCTTTATATCTGCTATTGCACGAATGTTTAAAACATATTCTGCATTGACCAAAGCTGGCATTATTAGAACGTTAGCAGATGCAATTACTTGTTCTTTAATTTCAAGTGGCGTTGGTTTGTCTCTGCATGAATATCTAGGCTGGTCATATGTCTATATGATTTTAATCGGCACGTTTGTAGGGTCAATCGGAAGCACTTATATTGTCTTGGGAGTAACAAGTTTAGCTAAGGCTTACGTAAAAACAATAAAAGAGAGGGAAGATGATTTTAACAGACGATGATTTAAATTGGATTGGCTCAAACGAAAATTCGCAAAAAACAGGTTTTAATCCAAAAAACAAAACATGGTCTGCCTATTGGGATAAATTCGCCAAAGTTTGGACAATCGGTCATGGGCTAACATTTGACCATACAGGATCAAAAGTTACAGAAAAAACCATTTGGACAGAAGAACAAGAAAAAAAAGAATTTAGAGCTGTTCTAAAAGAATTTGAGCAGACAGTTAATCTTTTAATTTTTCAGTCACTGATTACTTTAAATCAAAATCAGTATTCAGCATTGGTAGATTTTGCATATAACGCTGGCGCTTCTGCATTAAGACATTCTACTTTGTGGAAGAAGATTAAATCATGTGCTAGTGATGAGGAAATTAAACAGGAATTTAGCCGTTGGTGTTATGCCGATCATAAAGTAAATCAAGGCTTAAAGAATAGACGATTTAAAGAAATTCAAAGGTATTTTGCATAAATGGAAATTGAGGTTGATGTAAAACCTAGAAAGAAGGTGTTACAGCGTAAGAAGTATCACGTTCCTTTAGATCCAAATACTGAAGAAAAGAAATTTGAATTACAGGCTAAGTATGAAGATTTAAACAAGAATTTAGCTGTAATTGACCAAATAGATGAAAAAGATGTGATAGCCATTTTAGACGAGTACAGCAAAAATCTAAAACTTGATTTATATCACATTGCCGAAAGTTTTAATATCCATCCTATTACATTAAATACGCTGCTGCATTCAGATAAATATAAAGACATTTATCAGACAGCAAAAGAAAGACGTAACGCTGTATATGAACGTACAGGTTTTGAAGTCGCAAGCTCACCTTACGACAAAATTCAACGAGGCGAAGAAGTTTCAATGGTTGAGGTCGCAAGCGCAAAATTAAAGTCAAATTATTGTCTTGCAGTTTCACAGGCAAATTCAAAGCACGGTTCAAATAGTAGTGGTGTAAATGTAACTGTTAATACAGGCATTGCATTAAAAGTATGAGTAATAACGTATCAATCAATTATCAATTTGAGCCTAGACAATGGCAACAAAAGTGCATTGATAATCAGAAACGTTTTACTGTTTTGGCTGTGCATAGACGTGCTGGCAAAACTACTTTCGCTGTAAACGAGCTTGTTATAAAAGCATTACAGGTGAAAGGTGATTACGCATATATTTGTCCTCAATTAAAGCAAGCGAAAAAAGTAGCATGGAAACCTTTGAAAGAGGCCGTATCTCAATTACAAAAAGCAGAAACAGAATTAAACAAAGAACGCCATGAAAAGGTTTCGCTGGTTGATATTAGAGAATCTGACACAACAATTAAATTTTGGAATGGTTCTGAAATTTATCTTTTAGGTTCAGACAATCCGGACGCAATCCGTGGCACAAAATTAGCTGGTATAGTGCTTGATGAGGTTGCACAGATGCCTAAGGAATTGTGGACGGAAATTGTATATCCTGCTTTAATGGACAGTCACGGTTGGGCATTGTTTATTGGTACTCCGAAAGGTATCAATTTATTTTCAGAATTATTTGCACGTGGTCAAGATTCGTTATTTGCTAATGAATGGATATCACAAAAATTCACTTGTTATGAAACTGACGCCTTATCTAAAGATGAGATAGAAATTTATAAAAAGTCAGTACCAGATGAAGTATTTAAGCGTGAGATGTTATGTGATTTCAGTGCTTCTGCTGTTGACCAGCTTATCTCATACGATGAAGTATTAAAGGCAAGTGAAAGGACATTACCTATCTACGCTAATAACGATTGTGATTATGTTATGGGGGTGGACGTCGCACGCTTCGGAAATGACCGCTCTGTTATCACTATCAGACAGGGGCAGATGATTTTTGAGCCTATCTGTTTACAAGGTGCTAGCACGGTAGAGTTAGCAGAAACAGTTAAAAGAATGGCTACCGAAAGAAATATCACACAAATCTATGTTGACGGCACAGGTGTAGGTGGTGGCGTTGTAGATATCCTTAACGCACAAGGAATTTTTGTTAATGACATTAACTTTGGTCATAAGTCATTAGATAAACAATACAAAAATAAACGTACTGAAATGTGGTGTCGTATGGCAGATTGGATAAGACGTGGTGGTTGTCTTCCAAAGAGAGCAGATTTGTTATCTGAAATTGCTACACCTTATTTTTATTATTCAGATGACAATCAAAAATTCTTAGAAACAAAGAAACAAATTCGTGACAGATTAGGTAAATCACCTGACCTTGCAGATAGTTTAGCTTTGACATTCGCTGAAGATTTGCCTCAAACAGAAAAGATTTCATACGAAGATGCACGTATTTTAGCTCAACTTGCAAAAATGGATCAAAAGAGAAATTACAACCCTTTTGAACAAATGGAACATGAGTTATCAATGCAACAAAGAATATTTTAGGAGTTTTATTAAATGGGTTTGTTTGGACGTGGTAAAGGTAAAAATAAAGCCTATTATTCTACAATGGCTGTAAATGCTTTTAACGAGGGCGACGATCAAAAGGCTTTGATGTATGCATCACTGGGTTATGACGGTTCCGTTCAGAATATTCAGTATGCCATTCAAGACAGAAATATGAAAAGGCAGATGAAACAACAGCAAGAAGAATTTAATCGTCAATCAGAAGAAACAACTGCTGCAACCGAACAAGCAAGCAATCAAGCTCAAAAATCACAAGTTATAGGTACAAGACGCAATGCTAAAGAAAATAGCTCACAATCTCAGCAAAACCTTACACAAGGTTCAAGCTCAAGTGGCACTTGGCTAAAACGTGCGCTTGGTGGTGAAGAAACAAACAATAGTGATGAGTGGTACTAATTTATGGGCTGGTTAAAAAAATTAACAAAAGGCGCTTTAAACCTTGTAACTATGGGCGCTACTCGTAGTTACGAAGCTCAAAAGAAAGCAATGCAACAACAGGCTTTGTACCAACAAATGGCATTGCAACAGCAACAACAAGCAATGCAGTTACAACAACAAAGCATGGAACAACAGAAAGCATTGCAAGAAAGAGAACTCACTGCACAAGAACAAAACTTAAATCGTCAATCAAAATATTCAATCTCTGCTAATCGTGAAAGTAAAGATATTAACAATGCCGATTTGACAAAAGGAAATGCAAGCGCAACTACTAATATCAAAATGGGATTGGTCGGTGACGATGAAACAGGCGATGAGTGGTATTAAATGACTGAATATAATCGTTGGAAGAAC